AGTATTGACATAATGACTTAATTGTCAGTTGTGTCTCGCTAAATACATTTTGTTAAATATCTTTGAGAATCGACGCTTACGATCTCATTACCCTCAATATTAGCACAACCGAAGCGTTTTGACAATACCAAAATGCTTATTTTAATCAAGCCTGGAACTGTCTCATCTGTTGAAGGCGAGTTAAATAGTCCACTGTTTGAACTTTGGGGGCGAAACGATTATGGGTTTCTTTCATTCTATTATCGGTCACGTGGGTGTAGCGGATGGTGGTTTGGATGTTTTCATGGCCCATCATTTCCTGAATAGTTCTGATGTCTGCGCCTGCCTCTAGTGCGGACGTGGCGAAACCGTGCCTAAATTGGTGCGGGTGAACGTGGTGAGTGATGTTCGCGTCCTTTGCGGCTTTCCTCACTATGTGCGTTATGCAGGGCGTGCCAACGGGCTTGCCTGTCGTAGTGGTGAAGATCGGCCCTTGTGTTATGCCTTCCATCATGAGGTACATGTTTAATCGCTCGGCCACGGCGAGATCGAAATAGTAGACATGGGGTTTGCCACCTTTCGCCATAATACTAAAGCGGTTGCCCTGTAAGTTTTCCATAGTTATCTGGATGAGTTCCGACACGCGGCAGCCTGACGTAAACAGTACTAGTAACATGAGGCGGTCACGTTCCCGCTTCAACGTATCGACCATGGCACTAACTTCTTCGGGTGTTACGAATTCGATTCTTGTTCGCTTGCGTCGAGGCACTTCAAACATCTCTATTTGGTGGTTTGCATAACCCCGTTTATTTGAGAAGATTAAGAGGGCGCGTAGAGCGTTCATAAACGTCGCATTAGTGTTTTGGGAGATACCCTGGGACTTCCGATCTTCTAGGTATTTCTCGACCTTTTGCGGCGTTATTTGATTTATGTCTGTGATCTCTGCTTCTCTAAAGAATCTGTGAAGTGATGATCTATAACTTGGTAATGTTCGGGGGGAGTAGTTCTTGACGTTCGCAAGGTACGCGACAAACTCATCAATGAGACTATCTAGCATAGCCTAGTCCTTTCTGGTTTAACTGAATGTAGCGATAGGGTACAGACCTTATTAGGCCGGACTTCTCCCTGCTTGAGAGTCTAGTAGTTGCCGCTTGCATTGTTCCGCTTTGTCAGAACCTACGAGACGGGCTACCGTTGCCCATATATTATCGCGCTTGTAGTAATTGATTGCAATAGATTTATTTAAGGTTTGTATTTTAGAGAAGTACATTACATTAATAACGTAGGGAGTCTTGGCCTCATAAGGTGCGGTGCTCCGGTCACTATTCCTGCAATATCCTCCTGTCTTACATCCTTATATATACGCCCAATACTGACGTTTGGATATTGTATTTATGTTCATATCTAGCCACAGGCTTACTGTGATATGATGGAGACTTAAGTTTTTCTCCATGACAAATAAGCCTCTCTGTTTTCTTCCCTTCGGGTGAGGCTACCTAACAAACGCGCTGGATGACATGATGGGTTTCATCACGTTAGCAGTGCTAGAAGTTGGGTCGCCTTATATTTAGTAAACTTCCTTACGTATACGAATGTACTACGTAGTGACTCAGCTTATATATAGGCAACGTATAAAGCAGACTGTATGACCGGCAATCTCTTACCGGCCAAACAGCGCTGGTAGTCTCTCCCGGAGAGAACCGGACGTAATGCCATATCCCTCCAAGAAGACAGCTACCAGCTAACGACAGTAAGCTTATCGTGGACTATTTTCCACCGCTCGACGTTGTAGCCGAGCACCATTCACTTACTATCGCTGTTATCTGCTTTATACCAACTTATTTTGTTAAATAGCAAGGGTATAAGGTAAATTGTTAATTATTTACTCCTATAACTACCTATTAAACCCTCGGTAGTTTTAGCGTCATCACGCCACCAGTCCGTATAACAGGCCATACGGCTAGCCTTGTACCGTCTTGTGACCACTGAGCTACTGTGGTGTTCGTAATGTATTCCTACTTCGAGAGATTGCACTCTCAGGGGCGTTACGCCGCGCATCCGGTCTGGATGGCTTTCGGTTCGTCATAGCCCGTCCCTATATTGCTCAAATACTAAAGGTGATAAAAAGTGCTTGACAAGATTTCTCCAGAAACAAGAAAGACCCCTGTTTCCAGAGGTCTTGCCATGAACTCATAGACCTCTAGTGAGGGCCATGAGCAGCGATTCGTACCTCTAGTATAACAAAAATTACGGATTTTGCAACCCGTTAACCCTGCTCAACATATTCAACCTTTGCTAAATGTTTAAGAGGTCTTGTTTGTTTTAAGACTCAGAAAGAATCGACAAAATAGAAGGATATTGTAAGGTACGAAGGCCACGAGTTAAGCAGGAGTAACGAATTGTAAAGGTGCTAGCGATCTATCATACGGAACGGGTCAATATCTTCAGGAATAAGGCGTAGGAGGTGCGCGCCAGTAACAGCCAAAACGCCAAGAGCAACAGGCCGAGTCCGATCATTGTCCAGGTATCGACCGAAAGCGTGCGACAAAGTTTCTTCCGCGCATACGTCCCACAACAGGACAGCACCAGCAAGACAAGCCCAACCCAATGTTCCAACGTGTGTTTGGTTGTGTGTTTCATAATTACTCCTCATTAAATATTCCTGTTAACCCTTCAATGAAGACGTCGTGATCTTCAATAAGCCGGGGTAGTATGATTATTGGATAGACAAACTCACGATCGGGCTCCTTTGCCGGCTCATTCTCAGGCATAAACGTTCCTCAGTTTAGTTTCCTGTGGTGAACGGCTCATAACGTGCTGAAACTCATACCATGGGTCTTGCCCTTCCGTGATGTCGTGAGCAAAGTTCGGGCCTGAGTTATCCTGAACAGTAACAAAGAATTGCTCAGGGTTTGTACGAACCATCCAGAGCGTAATAAGAAGCCCGGCGTTTCTCCGTTCTGCTAGGTCTATAACTGATTCGTCTGGTTGTAGTTGTTCCATTACTTTGTCCATCCCTCCGGAAAGCTATCCGTGTTTCTTATATCTTTATAGTGAAAACTCTCGAACACTTCCCTATCCATGTCTGAGATGTTCGGAAGATTTAGGTGTACGGTGAATTCCTTATCGAGCATGTACTCTGCTACTTCATTAAAGGTAGAGTTAGAGTTCCATAAGTAATGACCGGAATTTGAACCATCGTCTTCAGTCGTGACGAGGAAGATATGGTCGTAACAAGCGAGCTCACCCATAAACGTGTATAAATAGGTGTTTTCTCTCGTGCCTTCGAGTTCCTGACCGCCGAAGGTGAATTTAATGCGTGGCTCAGACATAATCACTCCTTGGGTAGAACTTATCGCCTAAACGCATACCGTGTTCTGTGATACGAACGGGTTGTATATCGTGGGACGTTGGGTTGTGGTGAATTATCAGTAAGCCTTGTTGCCAGTCTTCGGCTTTTGGTACTGTCCGGCCCTGGTTATCTACTGAGTAATTGAAGCCTGGTACAAAGCCATCTGTCCGCGCTAGGCAGCCAGGACTCGAAGCTGCGATGGTGCGTTGGCCGTTTCGAGTTGCCAGTGTCCGGTAAGCTACTTCCATGCGGTGGGTGTGGCCGTAAATAACTGATTCAGATTCTTCTCTGAGGTACTTAGCGGCGTTTGAGCCTCCCTTTGCAACATTCGTGCCATGGGTAACTTTCAAGTTGTCTTCGAGCCAGTATGCAGCGTTGGGATAGCCGTCAACCGACTGTACATCTAGTTCGTCGTAGCGGGTAAGATACTGCAGGTTTAAGACAGATAATTCGCGTTCAGCATTAGCTCGTCGGATACCAAGTAATACGGAGGCATCCCGGCGAATGAACGTGTCTAGCCGAGCTTCATGATTGCCGTGAACGACGACTATCTCTGCATGAGGGGCGTTGGCCCTGGTTTGCGCTAAGAATGCGTGGTAACGGTCGATGGCCCGTTGGGTGGTGTCGGCCCAGTCCCTACGTTGTTCATACTTTGACATTGCAGGTAGGTCTATCATGTCGCCTGTAAACACTATGTTGTCCGGCTGAAGTACCCTTATGGCAACTTGGGCCATTGCTAGAGCAGCTTCATCATGGAATGGCTCGTCGCCTCGATAACCGATTTGTGCGTCACCTAAACAGATTGTGAGCTTATCGGTTCGTATTGGCTTCTTGACTTTACTAGCGCGTATAACAGTCGGGCGAGCTTTAGTAATAAACTGCTCTTCTAGTGTTTCCTGTAGAACCTGCGCCGGTGCTTGTTTCTTCGCATAATACCTACGCAGGGCGAGAAGACTCCGCATGTCTTTCGGCTTCATGTATTTCTCTTGTAGCTCGTCTAAATCAAGACTGAATAAGTCGGCTATATACTCGTCGCTACTGTAACCTTTAGGCTGCTTGTTCATGGATACCCTCTACAGCTATAAATCCTAGCTGCTTAGTTAAGTGATTACCGATACGTTCAGAACGCCCGGCTATTCGTGGTGAGGTGTGTGTTTCAGCTTGCTCATAGAAGTATTGAATGGCAGCTTCTATGCCCCAGGTACCAAGGCGTTGTTCGCGTGGTGTACTGTCTAAAATGTCTACCAGTTCGTGCATCTGGCTACGGGTCGGTTTTGGTGGCCCGTAAAACAGTTCATGGTGTAAGTCACGGTGCGCTTGTACATCCATTTTTATGATTAACCCCCTATTGTTACGAAAGCGCTTCTCCATTGCCTCACGGTAGACGCGGCGATGGTAAAACGTGTGGTGAAGGTTCTGGTCGTATGACTCAGAACACGCCACTTGATTAGCCTTCCCGTCCCTCTAAGTAGGTAACGAGTAGCGTCTTAAGGGCGGATATGCCCGCAGCAACGCCAGCGGTGAGCGTTACCTTGTCGAGTGACATCCCGTTCACAAGCCATACGGCCAAGAAAGCCTGTATGAAGGTATGCAAGGCTCGCGCTACTAAAGGGCGCTGTAACTGGGTTACTAAAAAAGCTTTAAGTTTCATTGATTACTCCTTACTTGCTCGGTACGAACTTCGTCCCGTTAATTGTTACGTCAATAGGCTGGCCGGCAGCCAACAGCTTGTCACGATAACCGTTTATGCTTGGGTCGTCACGAAGTGCATGAATCACGTCATCGAGGGGCTTCCCTGTGTAAACTTTCACGAAGTCATCGTTGACGCCTTGACCGGGGACGGCCAGTTTATACATTTCTATTACTTCTTCCCGTGATACGTTCATATCCTCTCCTTTTTCAGTTACTAAACTCATAGGGTCTATAAACACTCCGTTTAACTTGACGCACCAATGAAGATGAACGCCAAAGGCATAGCCGGTGTCACCCATAATGGCGATTGGTTGGCCTTCCGTAACGCTGGCACCGTTTGGGACTAGATATTTAGAGGTATGTAACATGCCGTGGAACTGGTTTCCGGACGTCATATATACCCCATTCCCATCGTTACCGTTGTTTGGGACGAGTTGGACAACGCCACTGAAAGGGGCATAGATTGTGCTGTCAGGCTGATACGAGAAATCAGTCCCCTTATGTGGACTCGAAGGAGTATAGGGGTCAGTTGTAGCCCCGAATTTGAGAGTAATTGGGTTTGATGACGGTGCTCTCATTACTTGCCTACGGTTGAAAAGAAATATGTTACCAATGCGCCGATAATCACAGAGGCTATGCCAAGTGATACCTTCTGCCAGGTCTGGCTTTTCTTATATGAGTCAAATTCTGAGTGAGTTACATAGGCGTTTGACTGGTTATCAATCTTCGTTTCTATTCGCCTAACAGCGGCCTCAACGTTTGCCATTTGTGTCTGTAGCACTGCTATATCCGCATTTTCTGATTTAGTTGCCATGTCATGATCCGATGACAAGCCAGCTAACTGAACTTGTAGCAGGTGTGGAGGAATACCAGTAGTAAGAAATAGTAGAAGTAGAGGGTGCCGAATTGCCAGTTATTCTTTGGTCTTGTGTGGTTGCAATTGATGATAAGCTAACGTTATATGACTGAATAGCCGAGAAGAAACCGGTAGGTAGGCTGATGGTACATGTAGTGTATCCTGATGCTGGGCCGAGCGTTCCAGTTGTTCCCCAGCAAATCTTTATGCCCCCAAGATTCACGTAATACCCTGTGCCTCCACCGGTGCCTGAACTGGTATAGGTGGAAGGAGCTAAGCCAAGCTTAGTAGCTGTCACGGCGGCATCTTGAAGCTTTGCCGTCGAGACGGCATTGTTGGATAGGTTATTAGCATCGAGGTTGCCATTAATAGCCGTTACAATTGTATTTAACGGCGTGTTGACGTCAGCAGCGGTCGCGGTGTTGCCGTCACTGACATTTGTTATAGAGATAAGTCCCAAGGTGGATACTCCACCTCGCCCGATTACTTACATTATACCATTTTTGAACTTATCATGCTTGCGTTTTGAACAATATAGGCATATTATTCGGGTATATGAAGGCATTTCTTAGCACGAATTGGCAGCTTATATCCGTTGTGATCGTCGCTATACTGGTGCTTGGCAGTGTATCACTCTATAGATTAGGCGAACATAACGGGTACAAAAAGGGTTACGCTTCGGGTCACGGTGTTGGCTTTAAAGACGGCGTGGCGTATGATCTAGCTCACCCCGCAACGGATATATTCTCCACTCACAGCGAAGAAGATTATACGAAACTGCAAACGCAATATAATGATCTGGCAGCTCAGTATAACAATCTAAGAACAGAGGCTATTAAATACGTTAATGCAAACTCGTACAAGGCCGTCGCTCCCCTCCACTGTACTTCTAATACCTTTTCTGGCACTACAACCACAAATTGTTATTAGGGGTTGCAATAATAGCTAAAGTATGGTAGTATTAGCTCTATGATCGAATTAGTAGGCGGTTTACTGATAGGCGCGATAGTCGGGCTTGTCTTAATCTTTGCCGATTAACTACTGCATTTCACTTAATACACTGGCGAGATCGCCATTGCTTGCTGGTTGTGGGCTTGCGAACCCATTGAGTAATTCAGCGAGACGGCTTAACTTCGTATTGGCGCTTTGAGCACTGTCTCCTGCTTGTGGCAAGAGAGACATGTAGCGTTTTGCTTCGCCTTCGGTAATAGCTGCGCCTGAGCGAAGACGAGAAATAACATCAACGACGTTCTGTTTAGCGGCTTCATAATCTGTAGTCCCCGTTAAGCGGTGGGCGACACTTCCGCCTGGGATAGAGTCTTTCACGGCAATACTTGGGTCTTTAGCTAGCATGTTCTGAATGTTCTGAATATCTGATAGCCCCGAAAGCGCGTTATTCTGCTGCTGCTGTTGCTGAGAGTTTAAGGGTTTTGGCTGAGGGTTAAGTAAGCTAAAGACAGTTTGAATCTTGTCAATGTTCTTCCCGCCTGTAGCTTGTATGTCGGTCAGAATAGCGGCAAGTTCACGTTGCTGCATGCCGGACTGCTGGGCTTGACCATCAGTACCGCTCATGTCGCCATTAGACCCATCACTCGCGACAGAACCGTTAAGTTCATCAGCTTTAGCCGCAAATGGATCGGCGCTCGCTTGGCTCATGTCTTTCGACGAATTAATACCTGCATCAACAAGCCCCGCTGCACCTACCCGCTTACCTATAGATACAGGGCCGAATGCTTTAGTCGCTGACTTCTCGCCTTTTGCGAGTAAATTATCTCCCACTTTCGCAGCACCCTTAGCGACAGCGGTACGTCCGGCGTTGCTGTTTATTACAGAGCTTCCAACGATACCACCAACTGCGCCGAGCGGCCCCGCTCCTGCGCCACCTGCGATTGCCCCAGGAACAGTTGATAGGCTGATCGGGAGACTACCGCGTCCGAGCTGAGATTGTTTCGCGATGTTATCAGTCAGTTGACGCAGTTTGCTAAGTTCCATACCCGCGTTTTTAAGCGTCGTACCATTAACGGTTACTCCGGCAGTATCTCCGGCATTGTGAATAACCGATCGTAGTGCGTCGGCAACCTGCTTGTTCACTTTGTAATTAGATGGATTAGCAGCTTTCTCGGTGTAGTTAACGAGACTGTCAAATTCATTCTTGATACCATTTAAATCACTACCCGAGACAGATTCGCCGAGTTTCTTATCGAGTCCCTTTGTAACCTGCATAAGTTGCTTGCCAACATTGACAGTATCTGGTGCGTGACTGTCTATAAGGCTTGCTGCTTTGGATTTCAGAGAATCAATAATCGTCTGCTTATTGATAGATGGGATCTGAGCAACGCCTTCGGTAAACTGGTCTTGTAGTGGTTTGATAACTTGATCTGAAATCTGGCCTGCATCCTTACCTACCAAGCTGTAGCGCTTAATGACATCTGCGGCATCTTCGCCGTACTTACTATTGAAGTTCTTAAGTTGGGTCGGTGTTAGGCGGAAATTCTTAATAGCAAGGTTGTCACTCGTGGCATTGAGTGATTTGCCTACCCCTGCTCTAATGCTAGAGTTAACAGCTTTTGTACCTGCGCCACTGAGGGCTTCTGCTAAACCATCGCCGGCTTTTAGTCCTAGCCCCGCCTCTTGTCCGAATTTCAGTAATCGAAGTGGGCCTGCGCTCATTACGCCATTTAAAGCGGCTTCACCAAGTACCCCGTTACCGAGTGCCTGATGAGAGGAGGCATTTTCGGCGACTTTACCAGCACCGCCACCAAGAGCGCCACCTAGTAATGCACCTACAAGCGTACCGACACCTGGCGCTATAGCTGTTCCAATAGCTGCTCCTGCAGCACCACCTCCTGTGCCACCTATGGATGGCAGGAAATGTTGGAGAATATTCTCTTTCGGTTTTGGAGCATGGCTACCAAAGTCATATTCAAACTGATGAGGTGCTGGGGTGAATTGAAAAGGTTGGTTTGCCATATTACCGCCTCAGTGCCATAGGATTATTTATACCGAGTATGTTAGGCGTAAACGCTGTTTTAAGCGTCCCCTGTGCCACCGAAGTTTTCTTAGGAGGCTGTGGAGCAGCTGGCACTTCGCCCCAAAACAGGCTTGAGTACTTACTCATAAGTTGCGGAGTAATCTTGCCGTTGTTGCGAGCGATATCTGAGTAAGCTGCACCTGCAAACTTATCACCTGAGTTCGCCATGTTGTGGAGGAGATCGGCAATGTTGATACCATTGATCTTCGCGAAGGTTGCGGCACTCGTCGCTTTTCCGCTAAGATCTTGGAAATTAAAGCCACCACCAGCTTTCTGTTGCATAAGCTTCTGCCAAGCTGGAGCATTATCTGCCCCACCCCGTCCGCCACCAGTTAAAGCGCTTAACCAATCACTATTAGAACTCGCGGCAGATGCTGCGGCGGCTCGTGCTGCGGCGGCTTCACGGGCTTGCTCTTCGCGGTTTAGTTCGGTTTGTTGTAAGCCTAATGCCGTGTTACGTTGTTCTTTATTAAGGTCGGCGAGGGTTGAGGCAAGATCGGCTTTTTTAGTGGCGAACGTACTCTTTAGATTAGCAAGCGCTGGAAGGTAGTTTGAAGATAAGTATGTAGCCTGCTCGCTTAAGGGTATACCACCAAAACCCATGCCTCGTGTACGTGCCTGGTCAACAATATCTTTAAAGCCTTGATCCTTCTGTGCATTAAGCCCTTGTTCTTGGGCTTGCTGTGCAGGATCGAGGGCGTTAATTTGCTGCGTGACAATATCCCTGGAGGGTGCGTACCCAGGATCCATTTCGGCAATAATTTGATCTAGCGAGCGTGCCATATATGAGTATGTGTACGCCCGTACGTTACTTGTATTATACCAGATTTAGACTTATTGGTTAACCGTTTTTTGTAATAAGAAGTATTTAGCTGTAGGAGCGCCACCGGCTATAGTGGTAACGTTAAAGGCAAATGCATCCGAAGCAGCCGTTACGTTAGTTTCGTCCGCCACAATCCTATAGTTCAATTGAACAAACAAGTTGGAGCTATTTGAATCAATAAACGTCCAAGGTAGCGGAACATAAGTAGTGCCATAATCGAGAAACGCAATGACAACTGGTACAAAGCCTAGATTATGAGCATCGACATTACTAGTGCCAAAAAAAGTACCGTACTGATTGACGCCGGTCGCTACACTTACTTGTGGCATAACTATGCTTCCCTCTTTTACGATGATGAACCCGGATTTACTAATCTGTTGATCGATACTTCTAAAGTTCTGGTTTATCTGGTTATACGCGAGGCTAGTATCAGTACCGGGTACGATTGGTTGTATGCTTGCCATTACTTCATCTTCCTAACTTGAACAATTAGTGTGTGTCCGAAGAACTCAACCGGTTGCCGGGCCGCATAATGCTTATAGCGAAGCTGGATGTAACTATACTGGCCTGGTACGTTAAGATTAGGTTCAATAAAGGCTTCTCTACCCCAGGTAAATGCTCCCCAAATAGCCGTCCCCCACGCTGACCCCGAACCCTGGACATTAACCGTTCCGTTCGGTGCAAGGTTGGCAGTGTCCCGCTTGTTATATGCATACTGACAGGTGACGCTATACGCGCCCGACTGCGCCGTGAAACGAGGCTTCCATGTTCGAATTTCTTTTTCCTGTCCAGGAAACCCAAAGTTGTAGTAATGTGTCCGAAGTTCGTAATTAATCGGCGCGCCGAGATTGGTGTAGTCGTTAGAGGTTTGTTCTTGATAATAGACCGCCCCGACATAGGAGCTGCCAATCAGTAATTTATTTGAGTCATCATACATGCTATAGGCGAACGAAACATACGTATCGGTGTCTTGGCTTTCCCACTTACTGAGCGCTATGTTATAGACGTAGCACTTGTTGTTTACGGCCGAACCAGTATCAGGGTAATAGACTCTAAGACGCCCTTGATTTACATTGAGGACGATCTTTTCCTTGCTCGATATATTTAGATAATCCTGATAGATTGGCCCAGAGATTAATTCGTCTTGAGTTCCGTTAAACCGGTAAATCCCATCGTCTGCTGCAAAGTAGATATAGTTAGTGTCAGTGGCTATAGATTCCTGGCTATATGTTCCTTTGCGTCCCGTGGATTGAACGAGCTGCCATGTGGCATTATTTGAGCCATAGAGCTGGAACTTGTTGTGTCTCGTAATCATTACGAGCGTATCGTTTAGTTTCTCCCATGCAACAAGCGGATCTCCGGTCTTTGGGCTCGGTACATAGTTAAAATCTGTCGAGGTGAAGGTTTCGTATACCCCAAAATTAGACCAGAAATACTTATTTGGATCGGAAGCGTCCTGGTAGAACATAACACCCTTATGCTCGATAATGTTTGAAGCAATTGCTGGACTACCGCCCGTTACTGCGGCGGTAGTAAAATCCCACTTTTGATTTGAATCGACACCGTTGACGTAGTAAACAACATCATTGGCTTTCGCGAATCGATATTTAGTGGCGGCGGCGTTAAGTCCGGTCTTAATAGCCGTGAGAGAGCCGTCGGTATCAGATACGCTGTAGACACTCGTACCGTGAGCGAACAAAGTGGCCTTCGTACCGTTACTCTTATATGCCCGATAAACACCGAGACACGGCGAGTCGGTTGCAACGTAGGTTTTATAATTTAGGGCGTAACTTGTCGTTGACCATGAAGTGCCAGCGTTCGCCGAAGTCTTAGCAGTGGTGGCAGAGGTCGTAGAACTCCAGGAATAGGAGTTTGTGCCGCCGTCTTGAATGTAGCAGACAATCCAATATGTTGATCCATTTGTAACCTGGGGTGTTTTGATAAATCGGGCGGTTAGGTATTGGTATGTGCTTGTAATATCGGTTGTGGCTATAGAGCTAGACGCTAACTCGCTGCCTGGTGATCCACCACTATCACTGTAGATTTTCACAAGGACAGTACCAGTAGCGCTATTGGAGTTCTTGAGGTTCAGATCAACTCGTACTAAGCGGCCTGTAGTTCCAGGAACGAACTTCTGAGCGAGCCACGATATTGTACCGAAAGTCGCGCTTGACGCTCCCGTAGTGCTGGTTAATTGCGTATCGAGCGCTTGTCCGGCGGCAGAACTATAGTGGTCTGCGCCCTGTCGAGTTTTATACGCCCCGAGATTGGTAATGCGGGCATCTTGAGCTAAACGAAGTTGTGTGTCTTTTACCTCCTCATCAATAGCATAGGTATTAATACCGTCGATAAAGCCGACAAATGGTTTTTCAATTTGCCTGCTCGAAATGTTCGCGATGGGAAGTAATCTAGTTACTCGAGGCATGACGAACCCGGTTAATTCTCATAACCGTCGGTTGACCTGACTGTCTGCGGCCATACCGGGCAACGAGTTTAGCTCCAATAGTTGAAGCTCGATTTAACAAATAAGCTGCTTGGTCGTAGTTATCTTTCTCTTCCATGGCTCGCCCGGCTGCACCGAGAACTAGATATTCTCGGAACTCTTGCGGAAGGTCGGGAACATCAGCGGCGCTCGATAATTCTGTCGGACTCTTCAGGTATTCGAGTGTTACGGTGTAGGCTTTATCAGGTGTTGGGAAGACTTTTATCGTGTTGCCAAAGCGATACCAGTATAGAGGTGTATTTGCCTGGTAGAGTGTTGTGTCGGTTGGGTCTGGGAAAATCTCGTCAATTTCCTCTTGGGTCATGTACATAAGCTTCTGCTCGAAGCCGTTGTAGGTTATAACGATGTTCTTAGGGCGTACTAAATTAGTCGGCAGTGAGCCGCCTGACGTTATATCGGCGTTATTAGCCGTCAGCGTATAAGTTTGAGAAGTCTCCATGAAGCGGAGATTGTACTCATTTAAGAGATCATTTTGCGCGTCGTTGAGGTAATCAGTTATATTACCAGTCGCAAAACTGGTGTCTTTAATCTTCTTTTGTACGCGAGTGGTTAAATCGCCAAGAGTGTATGCCAAGGTGGATACTCCACCTCGCCCGATTACTTACATTATACCATTTAAGCCTTCGAGATTATAGCCTTAGCCTATCGCTATCCACTGATAAAATACCGTGTTGCCGGCAGCATAGTTAGACGGGGCATTAATCTGGGCTACAAAAGATGAGGTGGTAATGCTATGAGCTTTGGCGTAATTAGCTGCTTGTACGATATTGCCACCCGACCCATAGGTCGTAGCAGAAACAGCGTCGCCGCCGGCGCAGATGACAACAATCGGCCGTGCGGCAAAAGGCGTCTGGAAAGTCACTGTTTCCGAAGCCTGATTGGACACACCAGGCGTCATAACCCCCCAGCCGGTTTCAATACGCTGAGAGGCAGTTGAGTTCGTGGTGTCATCTTGACGATTTGCTAAGACGTTCGTACTGGTTCCGAATGCTGACATATTACTCCTAAGCGTAGAAGAAGTTAGCGATTAGTGTTGATGATGGCGCGGTTGATCCCGATGCGGTAGTTGTTGCCGCCAGGGTGATAGCTGTACCAAAGCTGATCGGAACTGGGAACATAAGCTCAAGCCACCCGTTGGCAGGTACGACTAACACCATTGTTGGCGTTGTCGTACCGAGCGTAACCGAGGCGCTCGCCAGGTTGAATATTTGAATGTAAACGACTGAGGTATTGGGATTATATATATGATAACCGTAGAGGTTTCCTGCTGACGCTTTCACTGCAACTTTTGTATTGGTAAGGGCGCTTTGGTAGCTGATGGATGCACCTGTTACCGTAGCGTTGGCGGCTGAGGCGTGATACTGCACTCCTCCAGTGTCGGTTTTTAGTCGTTGGTAGTTAGTTCCATCAAAGCCGAGTGCGCCTGCCCCGAGCAAACCTGTACCTGTCGTCCCCGCTGCGCTCGTTGCAGAACGCGCCATATCCCAAGTAGAACCGTTATACACCTGGTTACGAGCGTTTTCTACAAGTCCACCAGTACCTGTCGCCCCGTCTGCTGCGGTGTTAACGGTTGCTGATGAGGTAGCCTGCGTGATTGAGACCTTTAATTCACCCCGAGAGTTTATTTGAAACTCCCCACGTTGGCCGTCGGTAAAAGTAGGCTGCGTAGCGTTATACTTCGTGCCTACTTTGATGGGATTGCCGGTGTCGGTAGCAGCCGAAGCCACATCTCCTGCGGCAATTACTTTTTGGGTCCCGTCGGTAAGTTTTGTACTTATACCGCTGAGTGTTGTTTCTGTAGCTGCGCCCGATGGCAACGGAAGAGCTGCGGCACTTATTGGTTGAGTCACGGCCGAACCGTCTACTTTGAGGGCGGTCATTGAGGCGATACCCTGCACCGTTAAGACGTCACTAGAGGCACTGCCGGCTGTACCAAGTGCGGGTTGCTTCGCACTGGTAGCTGCGCCCGATGGAAGTGGAAGACTTGCTGCGGATACGGGCTGTGTAACAGCTGAACCATCAGTTTTAATGGCGGTGCTGTTTGCACTTGTCCCTGAGAGGTCTACTTTTAATAAGCCACCTGCTGTTCCCGCAGCACTCTGAATATTTGTACCATCATCAACCATCATGAGCGTGCCTGTAGCCGTACCGCGCACTGTTCCGTCTGCGTACTGCGTCCCTGCACCGCCACCACCACTGCCACCTGATATATTTGAACCGTCAGGATTTAAAGCGACGATACCAATTTTCGTGCTATCAGAAGTTGAGGTAACAACGCTAGCCTGCGTTGCTGCCCCATTAGCGTTTTTAAACGGTAGTACAAAATTGGGTACTGGAAACGACTGGTTCTCGATCGCTGATTTAACATCCGTGATAGCTGCTTGAAGGGGTGTGAGATCAACACTCGTTCCTTGACCGGTAACTGCCTTTTCAATCGCTGAAACATACTTTTCAAGAGGTTTTAGGTCTATGGTAGGTTTGACGGTGACTGAGGTATCTTTATTTGCGACGGTTTGGTTTAACTTTTGGAGATAAGGGATGAGCTGCCTGCTTTGATCTGCATCTTTTAAGGCGTCTGGGAGGCCGGATAGTGCCTTTGCTATGGCTTCAGTGCTTTCCTTTGACAGATCAACGCCAGAGTTCTGTAAGTCTTGAACCTTGATCGCGGTCTGTTCTAGTAAGGTCGCCAGGTCTTTGACTACTCGAGTGATTGCCGGATCTTTACTTACGAGACTAGTCAGGGCTAGATCTTTAATAGTCGCGACGAGTTGTTTACTTGTGCCATCGGCTGAGTTTTCGATTGCATGAATAAGAGTAGCAAGACGGTTGTCTTCTTCTTGCTTCGTGGCTAGATTGCTTTGTGTAGCTTGGACTTTTTCGAGAAAAGGGTTACTCAAGGGTAATTCCTACCCTCGCCCGGTTGCTTTAATTATACCATTTTTCGGCGTTATTTCCGATTGAGGGCATCAATAATGGCCCGGATTCCCGTTTCTAAATTTGTCTGAGGTATGTAGAAATCATGTAATCGGTTAACATTCGCTGAGGTTTCTTGGACATAGTTTGCGGGTTTATTAACATAGGTAGGCTTCACGGGTTCGGTAACAAGATTATTAATCGAGTCGATGATCGTATTGAAACTGACACTCTCCCCGCTCCCAATGTCGATGACTGGATCGTTGCACTCTTCAGCTAGGATTGTAATTGCGTTTATAACATCAGTGATATACACAAAATCCCGGACTTGTGAGCCGTCACCGAACACAACAGGTGACTTTCCATTAACAATGTCTCGAGCAAAAAGGTACGGAACGCTCGCGAAATCGCGTTTGCGATACTCTTGCTCCCCGTAGGTCGCGAATATACGAACTGCTAAGGCGTCGAGTCCTGAGCCTCTATGGTAGTCCTCACAGAGCTGTTTACAGCGAGAGTACTCATTTGTCCCGCCCTGACTGAGTACACCAGTCGAAGGGTAAATCAATTTGATACCCTCTTCGCGACACTTCTTGGCGACATTTAGAAATCCTTTAATCGTAGTTTCGATAGCGTAATCTGGTTGGCGCTTGAAGAGAACCTGGGAACTCGGTGCAGCGAAATGAAAAACGTAATCATACGTATAATCCAAAGCTTTAAACGTTTCCGGGTCGCGAATGTCTCCCACGATTGAGTAAACGTTAGCTCCAAGTTCCACGAGTTTATTAGTCAGTTCACGCCCAAGAAAGCCATCATGCCCCGAAACGGCTACCTTCTTATCTTTATAGTTCATTTGCACCCCCAAATTTGGTAGTTATATGTATATGGATCTTCGAAAAACTCGAGAGATTGATAGATGACGGGCTTAAATCCAGCCTCTTGTAACATCTCTTTGACATCAGCATTATTCCATCCCCAATAATGCTGTGGATTTTCGGTATCGGTTTCGCCGTTTGGTGTCGAAAGGACAAGGTATTTAGTTTTCTGACGAATTTGTCGCAGTACCGCATCGGGGTCGTCTAAATGTTCAAGCGTTTCGCTTAAAATGAAGAGTTCAACGTTTGGTATTTGCGTAATAGTCTGTTCGATCGGGCCTGTGAACTCGTAGCCGGGCGCATAATCGCCCTTAATTTTAATTGCTGCATCGAGCGAGTCGATTATTACCCCATCGCCGCAAGAAAGGTCTGCAACTGAGTTAGCATTAAACCATTTAGCTAAGGCGATTGTAGATTCGACACGCTGTATGTGGTCTTTCCATTGTTTATGTTGGTGAGGAGTGGCATAGATTTCTTTAAGCTGATCCTCACTGTATGCCGGGCGTAGTCTAACTCGCATTCATAACCTCCCGTAGTTTGGCTATGTCTTCGGCCTTCTTGGTCTGTGACCATTCTCTAAAAACCATGCCGTCGTGACTCAGCATTTCGTCGCTGTTTACTTCAACATATAAGTCATCACTTTCGCTCTTCCCAACTGAGTAGTGCATGTGCTCAATGACGACATGAGGAATAAAGAAGAGCCGGTCTATGCCCTGCCCGATCTCCATGTGGAAGTTGTCCATAAATAAATGGGTTGTACCAGGTAGCGCCATGTAACCGAGTGTGTTCACGATATTCGCGCTCAAGACGGCTGCGGTTGCTAATTTTTGCCCTTGGAGCATATCATCCCCATAGGCTACGCCCCATCCGCCATGTTCTTCTATAACGTCACGAAACTGCGTATCCCATCCCTGTGTGCGGAAACGGTGATCATCTCCGATAAAGCCGTAATAGTCATAGCCTGGATGGTCTTTAATGGCTCGGTTTACAGTCGGACATAATCTTATACGTTCACCTACGTCATATATCACATCCTTATGACGCTTGTAGTCGTTCAGTTGAGGGTCGTCGTCATCTAAACAAACCAGAAGGTCAGCAAAGTCACGCGTCTCTCGCCAGCATGTTATTGCTTCTTCAATTTTCTGTGCGCGGTTTCTGCTCGGTAGAATTATGAGCATCTTCCCATAACCAGGAGTGGACATTCTTATAGCCCCTTTCTTCCATTGTTTTACGGTAATAGTCGGGGTATTCCGACCAATTTGATTGATTCGCAAAGGTAAAGCTTAACCGTTCGGTCATATGTCCCATGAGGTAGCCTGCTCGGAGAATATCGGCACTTAGCTGACAGTCTTCTTGCGGTGTCGGTATGTCTACTTCATGCGACCACCGTGCTTCTGAATAGCGGATACCTCTATCCCACACAGCGCGGGATATAATGTTCGGCCCACCGACGTTACCAGGCCACGGGTTGAGCTTCATACCGTTAATGTTGAGTTCTTTCAGCTTTGCCATGGGGTGTTCGATTGCTTCGTGATCTAAGCCCAATTGTCCGAGTTCAGGGATTGTTTTAAAGTACTCTTTCGCCTTTGTATCCCATCCAGGAAGAAGCTCCATGTCATTATCGAGCCGCATCAAATGAGTCGCTTCTGAATAGTGTTTCAGTCCCTCTTCCCAACCGATATTACAAGCTTTTCCAGGGTAGTAATTGTCAGGGTTCTTTATGATGAGATCCGCTCCCGAATCTTTGAGCCATTCCCGTGTGCCGTCCGTGCTTTGGTTGTCTACGATCACGAGGAAATGCGGTACAGTGATCGTGCTGCGGAACGCGTCAAGGGTACGCTTAGTGTAGGCCAGACGGTTGTAGGTTATTAAAACGACGAGTAACTTCATACAAACTCCTTCAGTAGTTCCGGCCAATCGGCAAAGTCTAAGGTGATATATTTCCGTTGAAGCTTAACCTGTTTAGCTTTGCCACTTTGTACTAGAGGGCTTTGTTTACTGAGTCTGATAAGCTCTTTATCCAGGAGGAATAGTTCATCGGCTGTCTCGTCTGGTTCTGACTCATACACCGTCTTAGCAAAGTCGAGCTTCTTCAAGGAATTTAGTTCAGCAAGCGTGTGTTGGCCTGCGTTCGTTCCCTTTTCTCCGAGATTCATAAGCTTGTATTGCCCGCAGACTACCTCGCTTACTTCAATCGGTGTTCCCGAAAGGTACAGTTTCAATCCGAGTGTGACATCGTGGTAGCCGTAGACGTTCTTTTCAGCTTTACGCGCTATGAAGTTCATGCCGTGTTTCGTGGCTTTGTAGGCCCACGCAATATCACTGCGGAACATCGGATTCTTTAATTTGGTTAAAACTTCCCGACGCACAAGTAAGCAGCCCGTACCTGAGAAGTAGGCTTTTCCGCTCGGATCGTACAGCATTGAACCTGACGTTTCCGTGACTGGATAGTCACACGCCACGGCAGGCTTATTTAGTGCGAGCAAGCTATCGAGTGTCCCATCTGGAATCTTCATATCGTCTTCAACAAACCAGATATGGGTAACGGCTTTATTCTTTAAGGCTTTGGCGAGCGGTTTGTTAAAACAGGTGGGAATCGGCTGTTTGTGTGAAAAGTAAATCTTATAGTCGTGACCCTTAAGATTGCGTAGGATATGTTCGATGGTGCGAGATACGCTCAGTCCCCTACTTGGTAATATGACGGCAATCATTGCTTGAGTGTTGCCTTTCCATTAACGTATACAATGTCGTCAGGTGTTGTGGTGCTGATCTTCACCCCACTTACCCCTTTCATGGCTCGTAAGAACACTTCTAGTTGGTCTTCGGCCTGGATGACGTTATTCTCAACGACACCTCTCAATTCGTAGATGTCGTGAGCGCCTTGGTTCGTATTCGGTTTGCCGAGTTCACGAAGCTTGCGTTGTCCGGCGACTTCGGGCATAACGAGCGTTCGGATTCCGTTCGCATACAGGGTCATCCCGAAGTTCATGTCGTGTAGGCCGTAGCGTTTCTTGTCCGATACGTCGTGCGGCCAAAACTCTAGCAATCCGCCCTTACGGATGATCATTTCCCAAAACACACCCGTTTGAAAGTATGGTTTGGGTAGTTTCTCGAAAATGAGCCGCTGGACGAGTAAAAGTCCCGTGCCGGAGTAAAAGCCCCAACCTTCGGGATCGCGTAATACAGTGGCCTGGTCATTCTCTTTAAATGGGTAGTCTAACGCGACTACAAGATAATCCTCTTTCAGCATCTTCTTTAAAATGCCTTTAGGAAGTATCATATCGTCCTCACAGATTAGAATGTGCGTAAACGACTTGTCATTCATTGCTTCCTCTATCGGTGCGTTAAAACACTCTGGAAGTGATAACCCGTGAGCGAAGAATATCTGATGATCTATCCCTGCCAACTCGCGCAGCAATTCTTCGATCGTCTCAGAGAAGACCAGGCCACGCGAGGGGAAAATAACGGCTAACTTAGGCTTGGTCATTCTGAGCAGCCCGTAGCTCATCCAACTTACGGTTTAAGAAGGTAACTTTCTTCTTCAACTGCTTGTTATTAAAGTCAGTCTCAGCAGCCAAGTTTTCATTGTTCTGCTCAACTGCATGTTCATGATCAATTTCGTTCCGATAAATAATAGCCAGGGTTTGCCCTAGTTGCTCTTCTAAGTAAGCAACTTTATTTTCAAGTGGTAATTCGTTCATGTAATCTCGCCTTTCATTCATTAAATTGGTGGGAGAGGCCATGACAGCCCCTCCCTAAGTCGGATTAGGACTTAATGGTTACACCGTGGTCGGTGCGGAGAACTTTACCGCCCCACAATGCGCTACAGACGTACAGGTCGCCCAAGTACTCAACTTTGCGCTGAGTCTCGAACTTCATGTCCTTCTGAACAGCAATTGCGTAAGCTTCCGTGTGGAACAACAGGTGGTTGTTCTGAGTCGGAGTGCCAGCGGTTACGACGAGGTTCTGTGACATAAATACTTTGATGCCATAGATTTCGCCGATTTGACCGTTCTTGATTGAGTTGTCAGAACCGCCGATGCCGAGGGCGTCGTAACGGACATACTTATCAATCGCGAGCAGTTCTTGCTTACCCTGAGGTGAAACAACCAAGTTACGGCCGTCGCCAGGAGCTTTAGCATCATCAAGATAGCGGTTAGCGATCAAGATAGTGGTATCACTCAAAGCAGTGCCATAAGCGCCGAGAACCTGGGTGAAGTTGTTGGTCATGTCGGTAGCGACAAAGCTATCCATCTTTTCAGCGATAGCGTAACCGGTCTTCTTGGTGTACTCAGCAGCCAAGTCGTAAGCAGCCTGTGCATCGAGGAAATCTTCGATAAGTACAGAGCTTTCGTAGTGCTGGTTGATTGTTAGGGTAGTTTTGGTTTCAGTTGGTGCGTTAAGGGTAACTTGAGTGTTAGCAGCCTTAGCGTTAGCTGACAGGTTAGAAATGTTAGGGATTTCTACTGTCTGTCCTGAACTCTTGATGTCACGGTCATAGTGCTTAACAAGAGGAACGAGGACGAGGTTTTTCTGACGAGCTTCGAGGGCTTCTGCAGTCCATACATTAGGGCGGAAGACAGAACCAGTCGTGCTGGTCATTTGGTTTGTACCAAGTGCCATGTTTATGTTCCTTTCAATAGAACGTTAGTTAGATGATTGAAGACATCCCACTAGCGCGGAGGATTGATGCTCGGTTGGCGCGATACCACTCCGAACCTGCTCCATGTTTGGCGACTAAATCGTCAACGTTTTGCGGCGTAATCTCTTGCGAGCCACCACCGACGGGATTGACGGCATTGCCGACAGGCGCGCTTGCGCGTTGCTTCTGAGCGAGCGTCTCGAGGGCTTCTTTAGCACCCTCAGATTTGAGAGAATCCTTTTTACTGGAAACATCGTTTTTCAGCGCTAAGGCATATAAGGCTTCGAGGTCGTCGCTTAAATGCGGCTTACTCTGCACGATCTTGATCATGTCCTGTTCGTAGTCTTTAGCTTCGGGGGTAGTGTCGAAGAAGTCGCGTACGTTCTGCTTGATTTCTAGACGACGGACCGCAATGCGGGGATCATCTGGGTCAAGCTGACCATTGTTGACGTCTGATTCGACGGCTGAATCGAAGCCCGATACGACGGACTTTTCAAGCTCTGCGGCTTTGCGTGATTTCTCATGCATGGCCTTCTCAGCGTTTCGAGCCATTTGTGCGAGCTTTAGTTCGCTTTCGGACTCGACATTAATGCCTTTATTCTGCGCCCAGGCTTTGAGTTGTTCGTCAGCTGACGGCTCAGTGCTGGTTGATTCGCTTGTTTCTGTTTCGGGTTGTACTGGCGCGGTTTCTGCCGCCGGGCTTGTTTCAACTGCTTCAGGTTGTGCAACTGGTGCGCCTGTCTCGACAGTAGATTGCTCGGTTGTGGTCTGTTCGTCCATTTAAAACCTCTCTCCTCTGTTGTTACTCGCCCAAAGGGATGCATCTACGGTTTGTACGGGCGAGATTTAGTTTTTGTAAGTAAAAACCCCGCAGACGCGCCCCTTTCGAGTAGTAACTTAGGAGTTGCCCCCTTTCTTCGTTTTATCGGACGCCATGAGCGTTTTAATGACAGAGATAGCCTCTTTAACGCCTTTAGACTGCATAATGAAGTCATGTGATTCAGATCGTTGCTTATCTCGAGCTTCAAGCAGTAAATCGATCTCGCGTTTCTGTAAGCGAGCCGTTAGCTCTTTCCCGGCGGGACTTTGAAAGAAAGCCCGGGTTGCGCCCGCAAGGTCGCTCACTGATTAACTCCAACTGGTTCTTCGGCGAGTGATTCACCATTTAATTCGGTCGGCAAAGTACCGTTTTGGTCGTGGTGTAATGCTAGATCAGGTGTGATTCCCATAGTTTGTGCCGAGGCGTAGTCCATAGCGGTTGGTGCGCCTTCTGGTGTTTGGACTCCGCCCATTTGTGCAGCAGCGTCTACTTGTGGAGGTGTCAGATCACCCTTTAAGGAGATGTTAATTTTCGGTTGTTCTGGTGCAGGTGCTTGCGGTTGTGGACTCAGCATCGCCATCATCTGTTCGTCGGGTTGTAGGAGTGAGCCGATTTCGTCGGGATCAAGATCAAAGACCTTGGGGAGCACGAGCTTGTATAATTCCTGCTTATTGATCATCGGGTCGCCGATCATAGCGCCCATAAGTTCCTTGTACTTAGCAATATCCGCTTGTTTGTTTGCCTGAACGGTATTAGCGAGCTGGACGCGTGGTTCATATTCGCCATCGGTAAATTCTTCAGGATTAAATTCTTCCCAATTCACGCCATCTTTACCCACGACACGTACCATTTGGGGCTTCGTAACGTACAAGCGCACCATTTCAAAGATAATGCGGGCTAATCGGTGGAAACCTTCATTCTCGAGCTGTGTGATCTTCAGGCCGAACCGCTGTGCAGCTCCTGCAACTTGGGCTTGGACTTCTGTTGCGGTTTGATCGCCGTGTCCAGTCCCTGCAACGCCCTTAAGAATCTGATCGGAGGCGGTTGTTTCCCGGATTTCGTTCTTAATGTTCATGCGCTCGTTAAAGGCATTTGCTGGAATAGCCTGCATCGGGATAGGTTTCAACTGGCCGTCCTTTAGCGGATAGACAGCACCCGGGATGTTTTCGATTTCTTCGATCATGTCAGCTGCATCAGGATCGAGCGTGTACATTTGATTCAAGTTGTAGGTAATAGCGTCGGTGTTTTGGTTTGTCAGGTCGTTTAAGAGTTCCTGTTGTTCGGCAAATGTCTCCGGCTCACCCTTCCCGTAGAAGAGCGACTCATCGATATAGTTCCGTTGTGCAGCGAACGGGATAATCCCTTTGGTTGCGTTCTCATTTGTCTGCTTTGCTTGTGTGTAGTGTGGATTTTCGACGTCTTCAATACAGACCTTGCGGTTAGCCACAGAAACTGTCCGTGTACCTGTCCAAATTTCAATAACTTCAACTTGATTGTCGTCCCCGTCCGATCCATCAATTGTTGAGCCGTAGAACATGTCTTTCTGTTCTTTGTCGGTCTTCTCTTCATTTGACGTAGCTTGATTGTTTATTTGGTCGAGATTCGTGTACTTCGGGATCATTTCACCCGTTTCAGGGTCAACGACTTGATAAGACTTCAGAGTTTCGAGTGTGGTTATATAGCGACGACCACAATAGAACTCATCGTCACATTCCTCGAGGTTTGCGTAGGCTGGATTGAAGATGAAATCTCTGAGAGGGATGTTAACCATGCGCGGATGATCGATATCCCATACAAGGAAAACAATGCCCGTTCCGTACAGTACAGACGAGCGTATCCAGTTAATGACTTTGATGTTCCACTGGTCTTTATCCCAATAGTAATCAAGGAGAGAGTTTAAGACCTGCGTGTTTTGATCTTGCTTTTGGTGAGGAGGGATAAAGTCGAAGCTTGGTTTGTTCCCGGCGAGAGCTGATACGAGCGTCTCTACCGTGCTAAAGGTCATCGGGACGAATGTATTGGTGATGCCTTCGTAGGCCCGATCGGTTCGTTGGTTGTTGTAGAGCTTAAAGGCTCGTTCCCAACGTGGATGATAATTCGAACTGGTGTATTTCCAGCTTCTGTTAAATGCGGTTACAGCAAAATCTACAGGGTCAAACGACTCTGTAGTCTCTTGCTTTACGTCTTGTTTTTTAGAGGCGGGTTTGCGAGCCACAACATACCTGTGACCTCGCCCGATTGTCTATATTATACCAAAATACTGTGGAAAACTCTAACGGTTACTTAGCGCCATGCTTGTTTTTACCGTTCGCGTCGTAACGTTCAACTGCTTTCAACTTCCCGTCAGATGAACTTTGTGCGACTTCTGCGTCTATCTTGACCCACATGTCATACTCGTTCAAGCCTTGGTTAGCAGGCAAAGAACGTACTTTGTCTTCAATGGTGTGCGGCGTATCGCCTAGTGGATGTTGGTTGATAGTAGCAGCCATAACATAACCATTATACCACAAACCTGTGGATAACTTTTTACTGAGCGGTGTTAACCATCTGATTTAACTTCGCAAGGTTCCAGCCCGTATAGGTCGTATTCCCGTCGGTCACGAGCGGAACGTTAAAGCCGTAAAGTTCTGCGAGTTGCTTATACTCTTTGCTGTGTACCTCGGTTATGTCGATGACTTCATAGTTCGCACCCTTCATATCTAGGTAGCGAGTTGTTTGCGCGCAGTATGCACAAGTTGGTGTTTTAAAAATCTTAATCATCACACGTATGCCCTAAGTCCTTTAAATATATAGTTGTACAGGACTCACAGAATGCTTGATCGTAGTTCATTGCTTTTGCTCAAGCTTATCAATTGCCGTCTGTAGATAGACGAAAGAATCAATAACTTCTTCGCGAAGCATATGCAGTAGAGGTAAGACATCGACATCAAAAAGGTTGCCGCCATGTTCGGCCGCGCCCCGTGCGTATTTCTCAGTCGTTAACATGCGGAATGTTTGAGTTAATCCGTCAACATGGTCTTGCTGTTCTTGTGTCATTTCGCCTCCATGAGTATTTTAATAAGGTTGTCGAGAGAGCCGTTTAGTATTCCCTTTTCTGTTTGGTCAACGCCTCGAAAGTGTTTCCATTTAAGTTCTTTAGCTGTCACCTTACCTCCTATACTTTTGTTTAACCATGTTCTGCGGCTTGTGCGGTGTTGGTCGTACCGCCGGACGCTGTCCGATCAGTCCATATCGATCAGAATCGTACAAGTGGTCCTCGGCGTTGGTATCAACATCTTCGACTCTGTTTTTGTCATAAGGTAAAGCCGGAATAGTGCGTATGCTTTCCACGCATGAAGTGAAGTACTGCAGCCACGGCAACCCGTCAGGTGCAAGGGCAAGCATAGAGTGGAACTGCGCCAGTCCTGCTAAACGGTCGTTGTTGGCTGGTTGGAATGAAATACCTTCTTTCTGGAACATCTGGGCAACCGTGTCGCCTGTGTTCTGGTTGCCGGCACCTTTCCAAATTGCTGGGTCGGCTAATCTAAATGTGATATTCTCGCCACCCTCATACATCTTTATCTGCTGGGCTATATCTTTAACACCCACTTGTGAGACGTAGAGTTCGCGATATTTGAATGTCCTTCCAGTTTGTGGGTCTTTAGTGAACCACGACCCGGCTGCTTGCGTGTTGTAGCCGTGATCGTAACTAAACCACTTAACCCAGTGTGCCGGTATCTGAAACGGCTCGATTGTGTGTAAATTCGTTCGCCATTCTGTAAATACCTGCCCGGCAAATACGTTCCAATCGCCATCTCTGAGAGCTTTGCGTAACTGCGGATCGGAGATTGCTGCTAGCTTTCGAGAGTAGTCTTCACGGAACTTCTCGCTTGGGTGGTCGTCTACTTTAGCTGGGATGAAAACTCGCGTGACTGTATGACCATCTTCAAGTTCGACCGTGTTTATAGTCTCGGGTGGTACAGGGTCGATGAAACGAGACTTAACCCACCCATGCCCTACACCGCCGGGGTTTGTCCCTGCGAAGAACATCACGGGCCAGTTGGGATTATCTGTGCGATTACGAGTAATAAGGTATTCAATCCAGGCTTGCGGAAACTGCGTTAGCTCATCAACAGCAATTATCGGCATTTCAGCTCCCTGATAGCGATACACATCATTGGCATTGTCTAAGTAGTTCAGAATAATAGTTGAACCGTTAGTAAGAACGAACCTGTTTTCTTGGCCTTTCCATGTCATATGTCCGGCGTTGATGTATGCTGCAGTCTGCTTCATGATCTCCGGGTGTATTGTTCCCATTAACTCAGGTCGGGTGCGGCGAAACATATTTATTCGAATTCCAGGGTATTGTAGTGCAAGTGTGACAGCTTCGGCTACAATGGCGGCAGTCTTTCCCCCTCCTGCAGCACCACCATATAACTTCTCATCAGCTACCGCTTTATGAAAGACTGTCTGACGCTCTGAAGCTGTATAATCAGGTACTTTAACTTGTTTACTCACCTAATCCCTCCAGAAACGCAATATATTCAAGTTCCTCTCGTTCAGAACATTCACGATGATAGTAATGTCGTTTACCTGCTTCATCTAAAAAGAAACACCATCCCTCTATGTCTTCGGGGAATATCTCACGCTTACAAAATGTTGACTCGCAATACATCCCTTTAACTCCACATGCGGTTGGGCTACGTTGGGCGAGGATAATTTATTATCCGTAGCCCTCCCACACACAGAGTTATTCGGGCCGTGGCACATCGTTAACGAAACTCACCTCCCCACTATGGTTAACGTCTTGTTCAGTCTTATCTTTCCAGCCAAAGTTATTTTTCAAATTGAAGATAGCGCCTGTTGCGTTCTTCTCCATCAGGCGTGATTCGACATCTTCGTGAACTCTCTCTCTTGCAGCTTTTATAGCGTCAAGAAACTGATCACGATTTGCGTAATCTAAAAGACCCTGCCGGCTTAAACCAATGTGACGGGCTAGGCCGCTCATCGTGTAAGGCGCAGGATCAATTACTTCTATAACTTTTTCTTGCTTTGGACTGTAAACGTGTTGAATGCGGTTATCGCAATAGTCGAAATACTCTTCTATTGCTTGCTGTAGATCTTCAACTGTTTCGAATTTAAGCGGTCGTCCGCCTGGGTGTTTATCTTGAGGGTTGTCTGCTTGAGGCATAGAAAGAATTGTTCTTTCCTCGCCCAAGGAGCTGACACGAGAATCCTCCCCCGTTAGCTGACTACATTATAACACTTACGCTTGACAATACATAGTACTTGTGCTAATATGTATATGTAAGATCAGTCATGTTAATAACCGAATAGACCTGACTTACCAAGGACGCTAGGCTGTGATATACGCCGTACTAGAGCAACTGTTCTCGCTCTAAGTCATAAGTCGAACAAGCAGCACGAACACTAGCGTTCTTTTTCTATACCTGCGGCACGTCTGGCTAAGACAATAGAAAATTCTCTTGGACTTTCGATCGGTGTATAAGGATGTACTTCATTAGCTAACTTCACAAACCGCTCATACCACTCTTTCCGGTCATGAGTTTACTATCACCCCACAAGGCTTGCTTAATAAGCTTTATGTCACCTTCAATGTCTCTTGTGCCTAGCTGACCACAACAGTGTTTTATCTGGTTTTCGTCACTTAATAGTTTCCGCAACTTATCATCTGAACTCATTATTATCTCCTAAATTAAAAAGCCCCCGACAGAACCGAGCTACAGAAGTAGCAACTGCCGGAGGTTAGTTTATTGTAGCAAAGAAAAACGACCTGAGAGTTATGATCTTAGGCCGTTTCCCGAATCGCGTGATTGAATTGTTAAGCTAACCGAACCCGGTAGTTAAACAATACGTCATGCTCGCCCTGCATACCGTATTCTCTGAGTTCGTGCCAGCTGGACGGATATGTATCATGTAATGTTCGCATTGTCGTCCTCCTATCACGATGACTCCCGAGTATACGGGCAAGACTTTATTTAGTCTGTTAGATTTTACACACTATGAATTGTATACTTCCCACACTCCCCCTGACAGTATGTATACGATACCGTCATCTCCTAGTCCAAAAACTACGGGTATTTGTCCTGTGCGCGTGTGTCCCGACCCTGCGCTAATCTGAATTATTGTAGTAGTGTCTGGCTTTGGCATAATGCCTCCTGTGAATTAGTAGTGAGCTAGTGTATACCTCCGCAATATCCGATGCAATTGCTTAAGCTTTATGTAGTAAAATCTTACAACATGTACTTGGGGTACAAACCCATTATAATTGTTATAGGAGGATACTATGAAATCGAAGTGCCAGGTGTGCAAAGAAAAAGAAGCGGTCGGTCCTGTACCGGTTATGGTAACAAAGGAAGAGCCAGGCGTCACTACACTGCTTTCGCTACTAATGTGTCGTGATTGTCGGGAATTAAAGGAGTCTGGCAATCTACCACCGATAAGGATCAATCCTGACCCAAAAGAAAGCTAGCATGTCTTCTGGCATAAGACTATTATAGCTAATCTTTGTTTCGTTTCTCGCTCCACTCTACGAGACGGACAAATTCTAGTTTAATCTGATTTACTGCGCGTTTTGCCAATGGCTTGTCTGTAATAGCGATCAGTATAAACAGAATTAATATTACAAATATTACGTCACTCATTTTACTTCTCCATTCTTTCGTTTACAGTGTGCGTGATTCTGTCAGCTAACCAGTACCATACTCTATCTGGTATCCAGCGTGGTGCTTCTTTGACATATACGTGAATACGGACAAAGCTTACCCCACCAATACGCCCTATCTTGCCATCAGGACTAACAAACATGGCAGGATGGTCTTCTTCCATAAAGTTCTTAATGCTCATACTCCCCCTCCTGGCCCGCTTGGAGTTCAGCGTCTCTTCTATCTATCTCCAGGCGCACATCATATGTAGGGTCGTACTGCTTAATTTTCTGGTCTAAATAGTTAGGAGAGCCGTCTCCCCAATCACTTTTGCAACGAATATCTTTCAGTACCTCTACTATGTGCTGCTGTATGGCTGCCCTGGCTTGTCGAAATGTGATTGATTTTGGCTCTCCGAATATCTGGAATGAGTCATCATCCATGTAAGTAGCGGCAGCACCTTTTAGTATTTCATCTAACCAGTCTTTGTTCGGTGAGGTAGTCATATCTTCTCCTTCTTAGGTGCATAGGGCTGCCCCGCAAGACCTTGTGTCAACTTCTGAAGTCTATTGCCAACTAGTCCGCTACCTTGTTGCTGCAAGCGTACCTTGAGGGCTTTTTCTTCATCCGTGAGGCATAGGTGCAGTGTGCCGAATAGCGTCTTGTGCATGACTGGTTTCTCGCACCAGTAGCAATAACCTGCAAAGCTACTCATAGCATCGATTCCTCCCATGCTTCTTTCCAAGTAAGAAAACCCCAATATTGTACGTATATGAATATAGTTTTAACCAGCCTCATACATCTCCCTTCTTGCTTCTGTATAAGTTCGATATCTTTCGTTTGTGTTCTCCTAAGTGGGGATGGCCGGTGTGGTAGTTACATATATGGGGCAAACATTCACTACAAGTTTTATGAAGAGTAATTATCATCTCTATTCCCCTCCCTGCTGTTTCAGCTCTGCTAATTGTCGGTTCATTTCCATATCAATAAAATCAACTTCACGCATCCAATCGTCAGGGTGAACAGATAGAGTGTGGTTAATTCTGGCTTGCTTTAATTGCGTGAAAGCATTTAGTGTGCGTTGTACCTCGGCCTCTACCATCCGGCGGCGTATTTCGGCGGCGGCGTCTTTTATCCTCGGTACATCTTTATTGCGTTCAATAAATTCTGAATAGCGGTCGCCATAGGTTCTCCGTAAATCAACGGGATTAGCTGCTTGTAACAGCACTTCTTCTACCCATGAATCATCATTGCTTGGTGTGCTCATAGCCGCTCCTGATAATGATTCCGTACTGCTTCGGAGAGGGTTTCAGATAACTCAAGTGCTTGTGAGAGCGTTAAATCTGTTATAGCTTCGGAGCCATCATCAATCTTTATCCATAGTTTTGCTTGTTCAGCAGAACTTGATTCATAAACAGTAACTTTGCCTACGGGCTTATACCACTTAAAGCCTCTGTCTGTGTATTTATCTAGCTTACTCATAGTTATATCCTCCTTAGTGCTGCCACAACGTCGGTCATAGCTGCTTAACTCCACAAACATGACTTGGTACATGTAAGGACTGAAAACTCATTCCACAGTTTTGACAGATACTGGTCATCTATATTCTCCTTAGTTAGTGGGGCGGACTAGTGCGCCTCAGCCTGCTCCGAGTTGGTGTCTGGGTCTGAGGGCTGCAAGTCGGTAACTGCATTGTGGCTTATTAGCGGCCTGCTATCAGGTTCGGTTGTAGTTACAGGGTTACACCAACATTCATCGCCAGCATAATGCTCTTTGCTATCAGTAAGCAGCATTACTTCAACATATTGACCAAAGTCTTCCCACTGCCATTTCATATTTCTACCTCGTGTCCACACACACAGCGTAGCTTGGTAAGTATCATCTTCTTGGCTGGTGAATGGTTGTAGGTGACGTCCACTATCAGATAGTCTTTTGGAATTATGTGGTTGTGCTCATGCTTATCCGCCATTTATTTCCCTCCTTACATCCTCTATAGTTGCGTTAAATTGGTCAATCATGTCATTACCGCCTTCGGCATATTGTTGGCTGGCAAATTCTAGGTATTCTTCGGTATCTTTCTCCGGCACTCCTGCCTGAATGGTATCGAGGAGGGCTTGTTTTTCTGATTTTATGAGGGCTTCAACCTTTTGCGCTAGTTTCATAGAACCTGCTGAATACGGAAGCTCGCCGCTCCCTACTCCCCATAGGATGTTTCGTAGACCCTCTATTGCAGCTTCTAGCTCGTCATCTGGATTAGGTAGTGAGGTCATAGCAGCTCCTTAGCGTTCTTGCCTGGCTTATCTTGGCTATCGGTCTGAGCAAGCCGCTGTGATAACTTCCACTCGGCTTCTTCTTCATCAGTAAGCTCACTGTAGAGTCGCTCATTCAGTGACCTTTTGATTGCCTGGTAGTTAGCCTCGAATCTTCGATTGAACATAATCCTGCGTTTGTCACCAGGCGTTAAGTCATACTTACTCATAGCGTAGCCTTTACTTTATTCATCGCTTCGATGAAGTCGGGCTGTATTCGTAGCCATTGTCCGTATTGCTCGACAAATTCACTTCCTGTAATATCGTTCCGCTCACAGAGTACGGCCATTAACTTTGCGCAGAAGCAACAGTTCGTGTTACCAAGTGTTTCGGTATGTTTGGAATGGTCACAATTTGTCTGAGCATTGCGGTACTGCGAGAATTGCTTGTTACTCATCGCTGCCTCCGTATTGGCTGAGCTTCTGGCGTTGCTCAACTCCTAGATAGCTTGCTAGACGTTTCCGTTGCTCCGCTTTAAACTTATTGATTTCGCCTGTTTGGGTTATCGTGCCATTGCTGAAATTCACATAGGTATTTAATGATGGGTCGTCAGCTCCGATAACCTCACTACAAATTTCACGATGCAGCATACGGATTTGGCCTTCTGTAAGTTCTGGGTAGGTGGTTTGGAATGATTGAGTGGTCATAATAGCTCCAGTACTTTCTTAAAGTCTTCTGGAGGCATCTTGCTTATGAGACACAATATAGCTAGTTCTTTCAGGTTATTAATGGTCATTTCAGTAGCTCCGGATTCTCATAGATATTGCCAATAATTTCACGGTGATTCTGTTTTTCCAAGAGGTGTTCACCTAATGTCGTCCAGCCGCCGTTCGGGTATTTAACACAGAAGCCAGCAAAGTCGGTATCAAAGTAAACCTCACCAAAAACTTCAACTCCATCACTATCAGATTTTCCAAATAAGTCACCTTCGTAAATTTCTATCCGATTAAAGCTCTTGTCTTTCTGGCCAGTGTATTGCATATAGATTGGGCCGTCTGGTTTGGGATGCTGCAAGTTGCGAAGTTGCCATGTAGCAGATTTGCCGCCGAAGTCATCGTTTATATCCAAATATGCCATGTGTGGTTCGCTGTAGTGTTCTTTAGGGAACCATGCGCGGAATTTAAGCTCTCTCATTCCTGTGTCTCCTCTATCTCTAGTTGTAACTGTCCTGAGTAGTGGACTGCTAGTCTGCCTGCTAGGGTTCTACTGAGTTCTGCTTCTTGTTCGTGGTAGTCTGCTGCTTTCGTGTGGTAGTCGATTAAGCGCGGTATTAAGTTGATTACTTTTTCACTCATAGCCTGTCCTGGCGAATATTAAGACCTGCGTACAGCCCAAAACATAGGCCTAAGACAAGGTATTTCCACATAGGCATGTTCGGTACCAATACTACAGCCCCACATATAACAATTGCTTCTAATACTTCATATGCTAACCAGCGTTTACGGTTATTGCTCATCTTCTTCTCCTGTTCTATAGAACTGTATACTTGCTGGGGTTATCTCTACTTCTTCTGCTTGTGGGAGCATTCTTCGTAGTGCTTCACTCATGAGTTCTTTAATATTGGGTTTGGTGTAGATGTGTTCGCTCATGATGCCTCCTTTGCGGATTTTGTATCCGTCTGAGGTGGCTTAGAGTTTGTACTAGCCAAGTCGGTAACTCTGTGGCGTTTTAACCAGTTCATGAAATCAGGGAACGACTCAGGCACAGAGGTAACAACGGGTGGGTTCGGTATGAATCCTCCTGAGTTAAGACTAACCTTATCGAAATAATCTTCGCGTACACGGTCCTGGATTCGGAAGTTCTCAATATACTGTTCTTGTTTATAGTCCAAGTATTCATTCCACAACTCAATCACTTCCTCTATGAGGTTATCGACTTGGTTGCCACTAACTGTAGGCTTAGTTGAGTCTTGCAAATCCGCCATAATCACACCTTCAACACATTCATATACATAAGAATGAATATCGCTACGATTGAGTAGGCTACGAACTTCACAGCTTCCCATTTCAGCGTGTTCATAGTCTGTCCTGACTAATGCGAAATTGAGCGTAAAGCCCGATGCAAACACCCAAGAGAAAATACTTCCAGGTAGGCATCTTCGGTACTAATGCAATAGCCCCGATTAGCATGATAGTTGCCAACACTTCATATGTTAGCCAGCGTTTATGACGGTTGGTCATCGCTTTGCCTTCTTGTCTGCCTTCGCGTAACTAAGTTGATCGTCAAGCTCTGCATAGAATTGTTCTGAATCAAACAGGTCTATCATCTGGTTAATTAAGCTGTTTGCTAGTCGCATCGTCACGGTAATGCCTATGAAAAAGCCCGTGATCCCTGCCATCATTACTAAAATTGCTGTCATTTCTTCGCCCTCGTTACTAGGTGCAAAAGTAACGCGTGAATACGTTTCTTATGCGTTGATTTAATATCCTCAAAATGAAGTTTGAACTTGTCGAGTGGACTAGACTTCACTCTTCGGCTCCCCCTCTCGTAGTTGCGCGAGTAGCGCAGCTTTCCGTTTAGCATGGCCTGCGCGCATTTTAGCCCGCGTTTCCTCAGACTTCGGGCGACTGCCGCCTTTAGCGCCTGCCGATCGTCGTTCTTCCGGTGTCATGGTGACAAAGCCACCTTTTCCGCCGCCTGCCTTGCCACCTAAGTGGCCGATCTCGGCAAAGAAGTTTTTATCTTTTTGCTTAATAGTTTCTGCGGCTCGCTTGCCGCCTTCGCTTGTTCCTGCCATAAACCCTCCTAGTTGTCATGACTTCCTTTTGCCTCATTACAAGACGCGCATACTGGCGCTAAATTGTGATAATCTGTGCGGAGTTCGGGATGTCTCGCCTTACTCTTCACGTGTTCGGCCATATTGTATTCAACCCATCGGCCGCAAATGTAACATTCGTAATAACCCTCGTGATTTGGTTTTACTGTCCGCTTCCACTTAGCGACCGCGCTTGCCGTTTGTTTGCCAACCTTGCCTATTTTCTTCATAGGTTTGGTTGTCTTGAGCGGCTTACGCGGTCGCTTAGGGCATTTAAAGGCTGTATGTCCGGCTAGTTCGCAGAACTTGCACACTGACATACTGTTTTAACCTTTCGTTTGGTCTGCTTTATAGGCTTGTGACAGTTAACGCAGATGCGCTCAATCGTCATGCTTATTGCCGACATAGGTGTAGTGATAGACACCTGGTTTTACATACTCGGCGGTTATTACATGGCCCTTCTTGCGAAGGTCGCTAATCCGCATGGTGTAGTTCGCCGCGACGTTCATCAATTCGACCGTCGTGATTGCTTTTCCACTTTCAAATAAGGTAATGATTTTGTCGCATTGTGATTTGCGGCGCTTCATTTCATCTTTCATATCTGGTTCGGCTGTATTACCGAATATGCTCCAAGTCTTCATCGTACTCACCCTCTCTTATTAATTCGATGACATCGGTAGTGAATTGGTTGATTCGTCCATTGACATCTTCTGTAGCCTCGTAGTCTTCGACGCAGAATGTCTCTGCTTCCATGTATGTTGGCTCGCCCGCCCAACCGATCAAAACGCGGATTCGTATGCGCTTCACGGCTTTATACCCCTATTTACGGTTATTGCTTATGGTGGCACTTCACGACGAACTGCCCGCACTTCGGCCGATTACAATGAATCAGACCGATTACAACGTCATGTCTGCTCATCTTCTCTTCCTTTACCGTCTAAAAACGTCACATCAGACGCAACGACGGAGGTTTTAACTTGCTTAATGCCTTCTTTCTCAAAACTGCGGTTTTGTAATCTTCCGATCACTAAAGCCCGACTTCCCTTTTTGAGATGTTCACTTACGCGCTCTGCGAGCCGTTCCCAGGTGACGACATCTACAAAGTCTGTTACTTCTTTCCACTCGCCTGATTCGGTCTTATATGGCCGATTTAGGGCTATAGAAAAATTGGCTACGACTTTGCCGTCCTCCAATGTATGGAGTTCTGGATCTCTGGTTAAATTTCCTAACAACGTTACTTGATTCAAACTTCTCGACATGTGTTACACCTTCTTGCTAAATAGTTCGTCAATCACAAATGAAGCACCCTCTTTTGTTAGAGGAACTTCTACTCCATAGTGTTCAATTAAGTGGCCTGGTTGGTTCTCTAAGGTAACGCCGCTTCTCGATAAGTGACTCTCGATTATGGCGCGTTGCTTATCTGTCGCCATACCTGTGAGCTTCATCTTAGGTTTTGGCGCTTCCTGCTTAAACACTTTCTGAACGGTTGTGGTAGCCTGCTGCGCTATGGCCTGGGCCACCTCGTCAGCACTCGCGTACTCCGAACCTGCCATGCCAAAGGCGGCTAAAGCCCGTCCAATGGCTGAGGTTTCACAGTTCTCTAAGGCACTGGTCTTATTGATAGTGCTAGAGTTGCGATTCTCCTCGGCATAGCCCGTGGCTATTACTTGGTTGTCTTTGAAGATCGAAGCCTTCATGACTACCGTTTGGCTGTCCCGTTCGACAAGTTCAGTTACAATGCTGAACTCCAGCTTATGGGCTTCACGAAACCGCTGAACGCGGCTCGCAACCGTCTCGTACTCTTTGCCATGTATTAACACTTTTCCAGTGTCCTTCATCGTCTTACTCCTTATTCTTGAGTACAAATATGTCTACAAACACTCCTGTAAGAACAACCCCGGCGACTATTTGCCAAAATGGGATTCCGTTAACGTCTTGTAACGTAGCTACCTTGACGGCTGCTGCGCTCGCGGCGGCCATTGCTATGACTGCATAGGCGTCTTCAATCTTGCGTTTCGTGGTGCGACCTGCACTCTTAATTTGCTCTGTCATCCTTTTACCCTCGTCTTTCTTAAAATGGGATCTTTTCGACCCACTCACCGTTTATTAATTCCCATGCTTTATCTAGGTCGTAAACGTAGATATGCTTGATACCGTTTTCATCGGTACGGCTTCCGATCGTGCCGACTCGTGGGTCGTCGAGAACAGCGTTGATGTGGTTCTCTACAAACTTGTCTGTTAATTCAATTAATTCCATCGTCTTACTCCTTATTCAAATATGGTTGTTAAGATTAACGGGTCAAAGCTGGCGGTAGTCTTCGGCCATGTAGTTACCGCCACCTATCGCCCGTCAATCGTGCTGGTCAGGGAGACTCGCAGACTCCCTGACCGTGTAAAGCGCATGGTGCTAGTAGCAAGCGAACCTCCCACCTCGGTGTTCCTCCGAAGTGTCTTGCACCCATACCAGATGGGGACTTACTACTAACAGCGCTGGCCGTAACCCTGTCTCCATAGTTACTAGCTGTGCTGCAGAATTGCGTTCACCGTTTCCAGTTACTACCAGCACTACTGCGCTTTACGTTCGTTACCACCAGCGTTGTGCAGTCCAGACGCTATATGCGCCCCACCATGACCCGTAACGACTTTGTGCGTATTGGGTACACCACTTTAACTGTGTGACAGGATTTGTTAGCCAGTCCTCCCCTGCGCTACTCATCTTAGTAGCGGGGAGCGCTTGACATAACCCATAAGCACCCGTGGTTGGTTCTTGCGCTGTATAACGCCAGGAGGATTCATGCGAGACTATATAATTCACAGCGGCCCAATCATTCTGGTCAATACCCGCTTGTGTCATCCAGTCTTCGTGACTTCCACTGACATACGTTGGTTGTGGCGTTGCCGCCACTTGTTCCGACTGAGATGTAGGTTGTTGCGGTGCAGGTTCTTCGACCTGCGTAGCTTGCGTTTCAGGTTGTTCTACGTGTTCCACGTGAGTCTGCCCTGTCGTCTTTACTGCCGCTACCTGTATCTCTGAATTTTTAATGTTCGTCGGAGTTGCGTGTCCAGTTAGACCAATCAAGGCAATACTGAACAAGGCTGCTAGTGCTATTCGCATTAGCGCTCCTTTGTTGTTGGTACGTCCACCGCACCTTATATGTATTTCAAACTCGGTTAGACGGTGCTGTAACGCGTAGTCCGCTAGTTGCTATATGGACTGGTACAGCTCTTGTCTGAGCTTGGCGACATCTTAGGGCGACTGTCGCTTGTCTCTCCTGGGATTGCTCTCAGGAGTCACGAATCGCTATTCATGGCCCCATTTAAAAAGTCCCGTTTCGGTTGCGAGACTTAACTGAGGTCAGAGAAGCATTAGCTTCTTGACATTATGACATAAATGTCGAAAAGTATTGACATAATGACTTAATTGTCAGTTGTGTCTCGCTAAATACATTTTGTTAAATATCTTTGAGAATCGACGCTTACGATCTCATTACCCTCAATATTAGCACAACCGAAGCGTTTTGACAATA